TTGTATTATCCATGGTTGACATAGTCCTTATATATATTTTAATGCTATTATTTATTTAATTCAATTTTTCCAACTAGTATCACATTCGGGACATAAATAAACATACTTTAGGTTTTTATCATCATACCGCATCATGATAATTTCTTTACTCTTTGATTCGTCTTTTTTTGTAACACATTCACTGTTAGGACACACTACATTTGTTACTCTGGGTAATGTGGGGTCATACTTTGTATACTTATTAATGATATTGACGTAGTTGTCATCAGTGTGTTTCAAGTTTACACGCGATACAAAAATATCTTCTTTAGTGATGTCTGTATTTTCATGACCACAGTTTCGACAGTAATAGACCAACTTGTTTCCTTCATCACCACCTAGTTTGATATAATACATATTATCGCAATTTACACAGAAATGCATATCTGATTCTTATATTCTATACTATCTAGTCATTATATTCTTTCAATTTTACATACAAATTACTATATTCTATTATACTCTTCATCTTATAGAATGGAACTTCCACTTCAACTTCCATATTCTCATATGATTCATTCTTAATTTTATCTTCTATTATTTTTAGAATAGCATTTTTATTTTTTTTAAATTCATCGTGGATTACTTGTCTAAACGATTCTCTCGAACTATTCATATAACTCACATATTTACTGTCTGTTAATACATCATGAATTGACGTTTTTAAATTTTCATATTCGATAATAGTTGTGTAATCATTGAATGACTCATGTGTTTTTGTAATACCCGGTTCATGAAGTAAAGGTTCCGACGTAAACAATGTAGTAATATTTAAAAGAATAGATGATAATGTATTACACGACGACCATTGCTCACCTTTCCATGTATTTAGTATCGATAAACAAACCTTACCATTTCTGTATAAATTAGGATGAAATCTCGTATTTCCATTATTTGTTAAATAGTTCATTTTAGGCGGTGAGTACGGATAGTTTGTCGGAAATTCAAGAGAAAAAAGATAGTTTCCAAAACAATAAGGACTTTTTTCATCTTTAGGAATAATAAGAACGTACCCTTTCAAAACATTTTCGGTATCATGCTCATAATAAATACCATTATCATGTAATGGATTTTTAACTAGAGAACTAACATCTGAAATTATTCGTTTAAGTGCATCCCTCGTCACCATTTTAGATTCTTCTTCCATTTATCATTAACTAAGCAGTAGTGTTTATGTTTATTTAATAAAAAATTGAGATAAAAAAATAGTGGTGAATATATACAAGACAATGGCGGTCCATCCTGTGAACCCCAAGACATTAGAATCGTTTTTGAAGAAATACAAATATAATAAAGACGATGAAAATTGCGGTGAAATTACGCATACTCGCATCGGGGACAAGAAAAAAATTTACGGGGGTTCATACAGTATTCCGCGTGAGCAACTGAAGCGCTTTTACGAACTCTACCACCAAGCCGTATTTGAAGGAGGGGTCATTGAGTATCTCACCGAAAAACAAAATCCAGGAAAGGGTCCTATTCTGGTTGATTTTGATTTTCGCTATAAAAACACGGTAAAAAAGCGAAAACACACAAACAATCATATTATTGATATTATTGACCTCTATCTTCATAAACTACAGGAACTTATTGAGTTTGACTGTTCCAAGTCATTTCCTGTATATGTTTTTGAAAAACCCGATGTCAACATTATCGAAACTGAAAATATTACCAAAGATGGAATTCACATGATTATCGGTATTCATCTATCGCATGACCTTCAAATGGTTTTGCGTAATTTGGTTCTTGAGGAAATTGCCGATGTCTGGGGAGAATTACCCATTATTAACACCTGGGAAAGTGTATTGGATGAGGGTATTAGTATGGGATATACCAATTGGCAGATGATTGGTTCACGCAAACCACACCATCAATGCTATCAATTGAAAATGTATTATGAAACTACATTCGACCCGGAAGATAACGAGTTTTCATATAAAAGCATCGATACCAAAACGTTGAATATGTTGGAACATATGGAGAAAATATCTGCACAATACCAAGACCATCCTGTCTTCAATATAACGACAAAAGCAAAAGATAAATTGAGAGAAAACAAAGATAAAGGAAAAGCAGTAAAATCGAGCAAACCAAAATTGCGAAAAAAACTGAATATTGTGGAGGATATCGACATTGACTTTGCAGCAATTACGAACAATGATGAATTGGATAAGGCAATTGATGTGATGTTGACACGTGTTGAAGCAAATGATTATTATGTAAAAGAATCGCATGAGTATGTTATGATTTTGCCAAAACAATATTATGAGCGCGGGTCCTATGATAAATGGATACGAGTGGGGTGGGCACTCCGCAATACGGATAATCGTCTCTTTCTATCATGGATGAAGATGAGTTCTAAAGCAGATACATTTAGTTTTGACGAAATTCCAGAGTATTACGGTATGTGGAAACGGTTCGCCAACAATAAAGAAGGACTTACGTATAAGTCGATTATGTATTGGGCAAAAAATGATGCTGACCGTGCTGCTTACAACAAGATACATCACGAAACTGTGGATTATTTTATAGAGCAAACTATACGAGGACAAACAGAGTTCGATTTAGCAAACGTCTTGCTTCAACTCTTTAAGGACCGTTTTGTCTGTATAAGTATTAAGAATAATATTTGGTATGAGTTTAAAAATCACCGATGGACTGAGATAGATAGTGGCAATACATTGCGTCTTTGGTGTTCACGTGATGTTTATAAACTGTATAATGATAAAGCTATGGCAGAAGACGAACGCATGGATGCTCTGGAAGAAGATGATCCCAATCGGCAAAAAATAGAGAAGAAAATCAATGTTCTTCATTCGATAGGTCTGATGTTGCGGCGAACAAATCACAAGAATAATATTATGCGGGAAGCACGAGATTTGTTTTATGATAAGGACTTTTTGGCTAAACAGGACGAAAATAATGATTTGATGTGTTTCAATAACGGAGTATTTGATTTTCGCGAAAATGTATTCCGTGATGGAAAACCGGAGGACTATATCACCAAATGTACTAATATTGATTATGTTCCCATTGAAGACGTCAATAAAGAAGCGTTGGCACAAGTCACTGAATTTATGAAACAACTCTTTCCGGTGGAGGAACTTCATGACTACATGTGGGACCATCTTGCGTCAACACTGATTGGAACCAACGAAAACCAGACCTTTAATATTTATATTGGGTCGGGTGCGAACGGAAAATCTAAATTGGTGGATTTGATGACGAAGATTTTGGGAGATTACAAGGGAACGGTGCCGATTACGCTCATTACGCAGAAACGTCCGAGTATTGGAGGGACATCATCAGAAATCGTTCAATTGCGGGGAGTGCGCTATGCTGTGATGCAGGAACCATCGAAAGGGGATAAAATTAATGAAGGTATTATGAAGGAGATTACGGGGGGTGACCCCATTCAAGGACGAGCACTCTTTAAGGAAACTGTAACTTTTATTCCACAATTCAAACTGGTTGTTTGTACGAATACGTTGTTTGATATCAAGGATACTGGTGATGGCACATGGCGACGTATCCGACTGTGTGATTTTAAGGCTAAATTTCGCGAAAATCCAGTTCAAGGTGACCCCGATGAACCCTATCAGTTTCCGATTGATAAAAAAATCGAAGCAAAATTTGAGGTCTGGAAGGAACCCTTTATGTCGCAGTTGGTAGAAATTGCTAAAAAGAAGAAGGGATTGGTCAGTGATTGCGATATGGTTCTCAGTAACACCAACGCATACCGTGAAGACCAGGACTATCTCCGAGAATTTGCGCGCGAAAAAATTATCGTAATGGAGGGTGGCAAAATCAAGAAAACAGAACTCCTTGAATCCTTTAAACAGTGGTATACTATTCAGTATGGTCGCAGTGTGCCTAAGGGGAAGGAACTCTATGATTTTATCGATAAACGTTTTAAGAAAAATATAAAAGGAACATGGATAGGGATTGCCATTAATTATGAACAAGATGATGATGAAGAAGATGTGGAAGATATTTGAAAAACAAAGTTAATTTAAATATTTAAAATATTTAAATATTTACACCTTTGGAAATTTAAAACGCCGATTATAAGTTTAAATATAAAATATTATTTATAAAATATATATTATAAATGACTATACCAAAAATTATTCATCATATATGGATGGGAAAAAAACCTATTCCTGATGTAAATTTATATTGTGCGAATTCAATTAAAAAAACTAATCCTGATTTTGATTATATATTGTGGAAAGATGATGATGTAGATAAAATTATGAAAAATGATTTTCCAGAATATTATGACAAGTTTAATGAATTACCAAGAATGATTATGAAAATAGATATGTTTAGATATTTTTTAATGTATAAATATGGTGGGTTATACACAGATATGGATTATTTAATGTTTAAACCATTTGATTTGTTAAATGAAAAAGTGGTAATACCTTGTAATAGAGAAGACGAAAATGGTAATCCTATTTGTTTAGGAAATTGTATTTTTGCCTCTCAACCGAACCATCCATATTGGAAGTCATTAATGGATACATTATTTACAATTGACCGAACAAAATTCGATTATAATACAGACAAAAATATAGATGGTAATGTATTAGGGACAGGACCGATGTTTGTTTTTGCTATGTGGAAAAAATATTCTAAAATAAACGATGATATTTGTGTTAGTAAGAGAAGTATATTTCATCCACCTACAAAAAATGATAATCAATATATAGAAGGGTTAAAAAAAAATGGGTGTTATGGAATGCACATTTGTACAGGATTATGGCGAAATAATAAATTATAAGATATAATACTATATAGCAAATGCTACCACACAAAAGCGAAGACTATAAGATTACAGCAGTTCAGTATTATCTATCTAAAAATAATAATCAAGTGAAAACTTGTAAGATATTTAAGTGCCATCCACGGAGTCTAATGCGTTGGGTAGACAAGTATAACAAAAATAAAAATATAACACGGAAAAACAGAATACCAAAAGCATACAAAGTTAAAAAAGAGCAAGTAGATTATATTCTAAAAACATTACGAAATGACAAGACAATTACGATAAATGATATACTTCAAAAGGTTAAAGAAAAGTATCTAGACTTTGATATTACAAGCAGACATATTAGTAATATTGTTAGGGATAATAATATTACATTAAAATTAACGAGATTTAGACATGAACCTACAAAACGATTTGGTAAAGATATTAACATAAATAAAAATATTAAATTGTTCTATGAAAAAGTAAAACAATACAAAATAGATGATATAATTTGTATTGATGAAACAAGTATAAAATCATTACAAAAACGGAAATTCTGTTATAGTAGAAAGGGTAAGAGATGCGTTGTAAAAACACATTCACAAGAAGTATTTAAGAAATATACTGGCATTTTTGCTATATCTACAAAAGGTGTATTAGGTTGGAAATTATATGATAAAGGAGGAATTAATAGTGAAAGGTTGTATGATTTTTTACAGGAACATATAACCAATAAATACAAAAACAAACTTATCATTATGGATAATGCGAGTAGTCATAGAAATCAAAAAATAAAAGATTTGGTAAATAAAGATAATGAAATACTTTATTCCGTTCCTTATCAACATTTTACAAACGCGATAGAAAATTGGTTTAGTGTTCTAAAATCTAAATTACAAAAGAAACAGGAATTAACCTATAATCATTTACAAAGCAATATAGAAAATGTTTTGCGTGATATACAATTAACAACATTTAAGAATATATTTAAGGGAGTTTATGAGCGTCCAAAATAATATAAACCAAAAAATAAGACAAGAAAAATAAAGAAAAACTATCTATAAAGTCGGCGTTTTAAATTTCCAAAGGTGTAAAATATTTCATATAGGAACTGATGTGATATTTTTCAGTAATGTTTCATTTTTTAGTCGGATACAACCATCAAATATACTCTCATCACACTTCTGAATACTATCTGGCAATGTAATAGTTTCTAAGTTTTTACAATTCCGAAACGTGTATGGTCCCAATGATGTAATTGTGGATGGCAATGTAATATTAACAAGTTTTTTACAACCATCAAATGTTTTATCTAATCTACGAATATCACTATGTATAATAACTGATTCTAGATTAATACATTGAGTAAAAGCATTAATACCCAAAAAGAAACTTTCGTTTTTTGGTAGTGTAATAGTGCGAATAGTATGACAATTTTTAAAGGCATTGTTTCCAATAATGCTAACATTTTTTGGAATATCAATATATTCAAGCGATTTACAGTTCATAAATACGCCGTGGTCAATCTCAGTAACACCCTCTGGTATATCTACTCTTTTTAGAGACTCACAGTTTTCAAATGTTCTAATAGGAATACTTGTTATATATTTAGGAAGTGTCACATTTATTAAATTGGTACATCCAACAAATGTGCATTCACCCAATTTATGAATACTATCGGGTAAAATCATACTTTCTAAATGTGTACAATTATGAAATATATACGACTCTAATAATGTAACCAAATTAGGTAATGTAATACTACGAAGGTTATGGCAATTTTCAAAGGCATTATTCCCAATACTGTGAACCTTTTCAGGAATATCAATATATTCCAATGATTTACAACCACTAAATACATGTGAACCAATTATTTCCAGATTTTTAGGAAGTGAAATATACTTTAATGATTCACATCCACTAAATGTGAATTCTTTAATCAAGATTAGATAGTCTGGTAAATCTATTTCAACAAGCATTTTACATCCAATAAATATCATATCGTTCAATCCCATTTTATCCAGATATGGTGGAATCGTGATTTGTGTGAGTTCTTTACAGTTCCAAAAGGCATTATCTTGTATATCTTTTATACTCTTTGGAAGAACTACAGATTTGAGGTTTTCACATCCGTCAAACGCTGATGAACCAATACTCGTAATTCCTGGAGGTAATGTTACTGAAACAAGATTCTTACACGTCCAAAAGGCAAAAGACGGTAATTTTTGTAATGGATTGTCGTATATGGGGGTCAGTAATCCATCTTTATTAATAAAGAATGAGGATATTTTCGGAATAATATGAGTCACAGTGCTATTATTTTTGTAAAATACCTTTGATGTTTCATCAATTTCATCAAAGGTATTCACCATTTTCCAAATGGTATGGATGAGAGAGATTTCGTAGTATGCAATCTTGTGAATAAAGTGCGCAAACTGCGCAAACGGAACAAAGTCGTCAAACCCAGGGGTCTTGTTGTAAGACGTAACACTATTAACCGAAGTCATCAGGATTAGTTTTTCTTCTATGAGATATGATTGGTTGATTACTTTTATACAATAAAAAAACTTTCAATTTTAATTAACGGTATCAAAAATAGTGTATCCATTATTGATTTTACAATAAACCTTCCCAGAAAAGTTCGTTTCGAGTGCCGATGTTATATATGCCACCCAATAATTTGGTATATCTACACCGTCTGTTTTTATTGAAGATAAAGCACTGCAACCTATAAAAATATCCTTACCAATATATGATATTTCTTGTGGGAGGGTAATTGTTGTTAAGTTGAAACACCCCCTAAACGCATGATTCATAATATAGTTCATACTTTTAGGTATATACATGCTGGTAATACTATGGCACTCAGCGAAAGCAAATTCACCTATATATTGAGTATTTACCGATAATCTTATTTTTTTCAATTTACAACATTTTATAAAAAGAGATGACTCAATGTGTGTTATTTTATCAGGTATATCTATTGTTCTTAAATTTTCGCAGTATGCGAACACATTCTTACCGATATAGGTCAAGGAATCCGGTAATGTTATGGAATAAAGAGAACTACACTCACTAAAAGCGTGATGCTGTATCTCCTGTAAACTTTCAGGAAGCGTTATTTTTATCAATGAAGAGCATCCCTTGAAGGCACTACTATTAATATGGGTCAATATATCGGGCAATTCAATGATTTTCATTTTCTTACAGTTCTTGAACGTTTTTTCATGTAAAACGGTGATAGTGGTATTTTTTAAAGACAAATATTCTAAACTCTCACAATTATTAAATACACCCTCTTCGAGAACTTTCAGATTTTCGGGTAGCGTTATTGTTGTTAATTTAAAGCAGCTATCAAAGACTTGTTTTCCCAATTTTTTCAATGTTTTAGGTAAATAAACTATACTCAGATTGGTGCATTCCGAAAATGCTGAATAATCTATTTCTGTTACACCTTCGGGTATACGAATAAATTTTAGTGACGAACACCACTTAAATGCTCGCGGATGTATGCGTTTTAGTGTAGATGGTAAACTGACATAAACAAGATTGGAACACATATAGAAACAATCGTCATTGATATCAGTCATTCCTTCGGGGAGAGTCACTATAGCAAGTTTTCTACACCACGCAAATGCGGCAGTTTTAATGGTTTTACACAACTGTGGTATATATATAGATGTTAATGATTTACAATTATAAAATGCTTCGGGTCCTATTTCAGTAAGTGTATCGGGTAAAATAAGAAACTTTAGGGAAGAACACGTCATAAATGCACTATATGATATGGTTGTTACTCCATCAGGTATATCTATCTCAGTTAAATTAGAACATTCCGCAAATAGTTTGAAACTGATTTGTTTAAGATTTTTCGATAATATGATTTTTTTAAGTGATTTACATTTTTCAAATACCGAATTTTTTAGAGTAGTAACACTGTCAGGGATTTTTATAAAGGTTAAAGAGGAGCACATTAAAAACGCGCATTCACCAATAAAGGTCAATGTCTTTGGTAAAATAATAGAGGTAAGCATTTTACATTGACAAAACGCACATTCTTCTATCTTTACGAGGTGTTTTGGTAGTGTTATTGACGATAATGATTGACATCCACAAAACGCAGAATTATTCACACACTCTATAGTGTCGGGTAAAACAACATCAGTGAGTTCAATTGAATCTAAAAAACAGTATTTTTTTATTACATTTGATGTGATTTCTTTGTATAATGGAATAAATTTGAAGGATTCAGTGGTATCGATGATGACAGAAAAATATTTGATTTCTGGAACAATCATTCTTAGATTTTTTTTCCTTTGATACCAGTTATTGGGTGAATATTGGACTAACGAATCATCGCTGTAAGCATTTTTAACTTGTGTAAAAACATATTTCCATATAGTTGTCAATAAGTTAATTTCATATTTAGCTAGTCTGATGAGAAATTCATGTAAAAGAACAGCATCAATGCTACTATTTAAAAAAGTTATTGTATGCTTATCTTGCATATGTCTCCAGTATAATTAATTATAAGACTCTACAATTATACATCTAAATATTTATGTAATAGTTATTGATGAACCAATTTTCCACAGCAACTATTACAAATACAGGCATGTTTACAATTTTTTAAATAAATATCTGCGTTATTAGTTAGACATACAGCACATTTATTTTCTAAACCATATACTTTTAAAATGGAATCTCCGGTTGTTTGTGTTCGACAAAGTGGACACGTTATCTTTTGATGATAATTATACTCTATACGATTGTTGTGAACTAGTGTCTTTTGTTCATCTTCAGATAAATATGTGAAGAGAGCTGTATTCATAAGTATACATTTTTCTGTCAAAACAAAATATTTTTTCATAATTTTCATATTTGAATTGAAATCCTTGTCACTAATGTAAAATGCTTTTGCAATATCAGTTGCTGGTCTGCGAACTACATAAATATATCCGTTGTTTACTTCAATATTACATTGAAGTCCCCAATCGTCCATTGAGACATGAGTATGTGTGTAATTCATAAAACGTTGTAAATTGAAGTTTTGCACTTTTTCATTATCACTGAATAATAAAGCATAATAACCAAATGAATTGATATTATATAACTCACGGTTCTCTTCGTTTGAATTACCAAGATATTCCATTTCCGATTAGTTTGTATATCCAATACACTATTCAAAAAAGAATTAATCAATTTTAACAAAAAGAAAAACTATATAATTTAAAGAAATTAAGAAATTAAGAAAAACTATATATTTTTTATTTAAATATCATTATATACCCATGTATATAGTTTTTATGGTTGCTGGAATGTCGTCGCGTTATGGCGGAAAACTTAAACAACTTGCAAAAGTAGGGAAAAATGGCGAAACACTTATTGAGGTGAGTGTGAATCAAGCATTAACATCCCCTTTTACTAAAGTTATTTTTATCACTAACGAACTCACTGAAGATAATTTCAAATTG